CCGCGCCGTACAGGCCGATGTACCACGCAGCGGTGTAGGCACTGCCGGTGAAGTACTTGTCGTTCATGTCCTTGAGGCCGACGTTGACCACGAGGTTGTGCTTCTCGGCTTGCCACTTCAGGTTGCCGTCTTGATCGAAACACTGCACGGTGAACACGCCACCCGCTTTAACTTTTTCGTTGAACATGGTCGCTCCTTATGCGATTCTGATGATTGCCGAAGTGTTGGTGGCAGCGGGGAACTGCACCGTGAAAGTTGTCGTCGAGGTCTTGTCCGCGCCAAAGTCCAGCACGCACACTGCGCCATCGGTCCCGGGCTTGTAGATCAACGCACCGCGCGCCGTGAACGCCCCTGACCACGACACGTTTGAAAACGAGATGTATGCGGTGGTGCCGCCAAGCACGGGTGTCGTGCTCACAGTCAGCGCTTCGCCGCCAGCGGTATACCCCGCCGCAACAACCTCACCCGCAGTTGTGTACTCGGTGGTGTCCACGCCCAACGACGCAGCGTTGGTGTACAGCGCGATATAGAAGGTATCCGAATCGAAGTCGAAGTCGCCCTTCATCAAGCCGAGCTTGAAGACACTGCAAGTGGCGTTGCCGGTAAAAGCCATCAGGCAACCCCGTTATTCTGCGGCAGCGGTGCCACCCGGAACTGCCCACTGCGGTACGCATCACTGCGCTCCAGACCGTCACCCAGACGCTTGGCCATATTCAGCGCCTCGGCATAACGTTGCGCATACAGCGCCATCATGTCGGTCTCGCCCTTCATGTAGGTGTACGCCTCGACCAGCGAGCCATACAGCAGCACCGAGTCAAAGTTGTCGCCCAGCCAAGTCTGCCCGTCCGCTGCCACCGTGATGGACTCGGGGTAGAAGAAGTAGTGAAGCTCCATCGAGTACTGGCTGTCCGGCGTGGGGCCCAAGATGAACGACAGTTCATCCGTCAACACTGGGTTGGGGCTGCCCGTGGTCGTCGGACCAAACAGCGCGTAGTACTTGGGGATGCCCGTGCTGGCCGGGTTGGGGTACGCCTGCCGGATGAAGTTCACATCCTTGTTGAGCAAGTACTCGTAGTTGCCATCGCTGTCGATGACGGCCATCGAATACACCGACAGGAAGTCGGTGGGGGCAGACAGGTACTTGTTCCCGGAGGTCGTCGATCCTGTGACGTTTTTGCGCAGCGACGGAAACTGCACCGAGTTGTAGATGCGCTGCTCGGCCTGCTTGATGAACGTGTTGATGATCGACGGGGTGGTCCCGTAATCAAACGTGTTCTCAGTGTAGTCCTGAATTGCAGTGACCAACTCGGCGTAGTTCATTCAGTACCTCAAGCCATCGGGCCGCGAGCCATCACGCCTTTGGTGGCCGCACCAGTGCCACGAATCTTGATGCCAGAGGTCTTGGTCTCCGGATAAGGATTCGTGCGCTCGTTGGCAACGGACACGTTGGCCCGCAGAGCTTCTTTGACCGGCATGGTGCCAGCAGGCTCCAGCGGTTTGTACGTGGGGTTACGATAGGTGGCCATGTCAGGCTCCTTTGCGACCGGGGGACTTCTGGTTTGCGACCTTAGCAAGGCCACGGCCCATCTTAAGCATGTCGGCGTTGGTCTTGCCACCAGCACGCAGCTTGGTAGGCGTAGCACCGGGGTGCATGTTCTTTTCGTGCTTGCGCACTGCGGTTTTAGCGTCCATGTTCGACTCCTTATGTCGTGACTACCTCGACTGTACCAATTTGCACGGTGGAAACCAAGTCGTTTGGAGTAAGCGCCGCATCGAAAAACGACGCACCCCCCACCGGATTCCACCCCCACTGAATGATCCTGCTGCCGCCCGTGGTGGAGCCGTCCGGGCCCGTGCCCGCAATTCGATACGTGCTGTCCGGACGCGGATTGCGCAGCGCCTGCGGATCGTCCACCGGGTACATGCCCAACTGCAACTGCGGCTGGTCGGGGTCCCAGCACGTCGGGCAAACCAAAAGTTGGTACCTTTTAGTTTTAACAATCTCGGTCTTCAACTCCGTCAGCTTATAGCGCTGCCCGCACCGATCGCACATCGCGATGGCGTTTTTGCCGGAGGCGAACCGATTGGCCATTACGTACCGCTACCCAAGTACTGGCGGCGCGGCACAAAGCGCACAGCGGCCTTCTCCCGGTCCTCGGTGGCAGCGATCTCCCACGCCTCGTCGTACTGGGCCTTGAGGGACTGCATGCGGTCCATGGCTCCCGGCACCTTCATTGACAGGTAGTAAGCCAGCCCCGCCACCATGCAGGGAAGGAACCGGAACGGCATGTCCATCGTGTTGGTGCCGTTGCCCGCGTCCTGAATGCGGCGCAGCCGCCAATAGACCAATTGGTAGGTCTGGCTGTCGTCCGGCACCGGCCACACAGTAAAGCGCGGGGTGTTCAGGCGCTCGATCCAAATCTGGATGGGGCGGCCTTGCTGGAGCTTGTTCGGGATCGTGGCGTAGGTAGAAACACTGATCCGGGTGATGGTCAGGTCGGCCTGCGTTGCCACGTTGCCCGCACCGGTGCGGATCACATGCTCCAGCAAGTCCACCGTGTCAGTGGGCAGGTTGTAGGTGGCGGTGCCCGGAGTCAGGGTCTGGGTGCCCTGCTCGAACGTCCACATGTTCACGCCCCGGTTGGCCCAGTCGGCAAACAGCAGGTTCAAAGACCGCCGAGCGGTCTTGAGGTCATAGCCCGTGCGAAGCTCCGAACCGCAGCGCTCGAACGCTTCCTCCACGATCTCCGCGAGATCGAGGTTAAATGTTGCGGTGCCAGAAGTGGCCATTATCGGAACCTCGCTGTTTTCGCTGCCACCTTGGGTGGCTGCTTCACGAATTGTTTTCCGGCTTTTTTGCCAGCGCGTTTCGCACGCGTTGTCGCAGCGTACTCAGCAGGGCTGAGGCTTTTGATCGCAGACTCTGGAAGATACCGTTCACCCGTGTCAGAAGAGCGTTTGCCACTTTTAGTCCTCCACTTTTGCGCGGTCCAGTCTTTGAGCGACTGCTGCGGAGCCTTCACTTGTAGCCCCCGCCCTTGGCCTTGTACTGCTTGGCCAGAAGCTGCGCTTTGCGCGCTGACCACTGCCCTGCGGCGGTGCCCTGCGTAGCGGACGCCTTGATCTTCTCGAACAGCGACTTGCGCATGCCCGGCTTGGTGTAGTTGCCAGCCTCGTTCACCTTGGACGTGCTACCGCCCTCGGCGTACTGCGTGAAGTCGGTGTCGTCACGACGAGCTTTTTTCACGCCCTTGGGCATCTTGCTCGGCGCGATCGCACCCATTCCTCGGCTGGCCATCATGGTTACACCATCCTTCCGCGAGTCTTGCCGCGCTGCGCGCAGCCATCCGCCGCCTTGACGTATCCACCCGCCGCCATCTTCTTAGGCTCAGCGCTGAACATCTTGGACGCCATGTCCATCGACTTGGTGGTGTGGCTAAGTGACGGCTTTGCAGGCTCCGTCAGCATGTCCTCATACATCTTCTTGGCGGACTTCATGGTGGCCATGGTTACACCATTCGGCCCTTGGTCTTACCGCGCTGTGCGCAACCATCGGCACGTTTAGAGGCCGTCATGCCGCCACTCTTAAAAGTCGGCGCGCGCTCATCTTCTGCCGATTCGGCCAGCAAATCCGTTGCGGACGGACCGCCTTGACCACCACGTCCAGCGCCACCACCGATACCACCGCGCCCAACATAACCACGAGACGTGGCACGAGGGCCGCGCATAGTGTCGCTATCACGCGGAACGTAGTTCTCGGATTTGGCCCGCTCGCCCGCGCGCGAGGAAAAGTCGCGGGGGACATACACACCGGCTTTAGGCGAAGACGCGTCGCTGTCACTCGCCATCTTGGTGTTGTACTTTTTGCCACCAAACTCGAACTCTTTAAGGCCGGACTTGCGGGCCTCGGCGAATGCTTTACCAAAAGCAGAAGTTGCCATGTTTTTACTCCTAGATCAGCAGGCTTTGCCGCCGCGCTTCATGACGACCATCTTGCCCTTGGTCTTGCCCTTGGACGCGACGCCATCCTTGCTGGGGGCGGCGGTGCGCACAGCGCCCATCTTGGCCATGCCGCCACCGGCCATCTTCTTGGCAGGCATACCTTTTTTCTTGGCCATCATTGCCATGAAACCGGGATTCATTTTGGAAGCCATAGTGTCACCACCTTCTTTAAACTTGCGGCCCTTGTCCGCGTTGAGGAAATCCTGCCCCACGCTCGTGGGAATCCCAACCTTCTTGGCAAATGCGGGGTTCTTGGCCACCGCAGCCA